TGTTTTATTTTCATTCCTAGAAAAAATGGTAAGACAACTTTGATGGTTGGCATCGCCCTTTATATGCTTTTTTCAGATGGAGAGAAAGGTGCGGAAATCGTGAGTGCAGCAGCAGATAAAGAACAAGCAAGGCTCAGTTTTTCGATTGCTAAAAATATGGTTTTGCAAGAACCTAATTTAATTAAACGAGCAGGTACTTATCGTGACTCAATTACTTACGATAGGGTGGGGTCATACTACAAAGTAATCTCTGCTGATGCAGACACAAAACACGGATTAAATTTATCTTGTTGTTTGCTTGATGAGATTCACTCTCATAAAAACAGAGATTTGTACGATGTGCTTTTGACCTCAATGGGTGCTAGAAAACAACCCCTTATGTTAGGTATAACAACTGCAGGTTCAGGCAATCAAAAAGACCACATATCAAGAGAACTTTACGACTACACAAAAAAACTTATTGACGGATCAATAGAGGATGATTCATTCTTAGGCATTATTTACGAAGCTGATGAAAGCGATGATATTTTTAGTGAAGAAACTTGGAAGAAAGCAAATCCAGGTTACGGAACAATTATCAAAAAAGAGTATATGATGCAACAAGCTATCAAGGCAAAAAACGAGCCTTCATACGAAAACACTTTCCGTAGATTACATTTGTGCCAATGGGTTGCAAATGAAACTAAGTGGATTTCAGACGAGAAGTGGATGGGTTGTTCTGATGAAGTAGATTTACAATCTTTAAAAGGCAAACCTTGTTACGCAGGATTAGACCTTGCAAGTACACGAGATATTACTTGTCTTGCTTTATTATTTCCTGATGAAGAGGGTGGTTACGATGTGATTAATTACAATTTTATTCCTGAAGATAACGCTAGAAAAAGGTCTGAAAGAGATAAGGTAAATTATGATAAGTGGGAACGTGAGGGGTACGTTATTTACACTCCTGGAGATGTAACAGATTACAATTACATAAAGCAAAAAATTATAGAATTAGGCGAACTGTATGATATTCAGATAGTTGCATATGACCGTTGGAACTCATCACAGTTAATAATCGACCTGACAGAAGATGGGTGTCCTTGTATTCCTGTAGGTCAAGGATTTAAAACAATGTCACCTGCTACAAAAGAATTTGAAACTTTAGTTTTAGCTGGAAAGATAAGACACGGAGGTGACCCAGTTCTTAGGTGGATGATGTCAAATGTAGTTTTGACTTTAGACGCTGCTTCAAACGTTAAACCCAATAAGGCTAAGAGTAACGAAAAGATTGATGGTGTAGTGGCTTGTATTATGGCGCTAAGTGAAGCTATGGAAAACAAAAATAAAGGTGGCTCAACTTACGATGACAAAGAAATATTTTTTATCTAAAGAGCAAATTGTAGAATCACAATACAATGTTATTCGAGAGATTGCAATTAATGTTTTACGCACAAATAACGACCTTCACTTCTTAGATGATTTAGTTCAAGAAGTTTGTTTAATACTTTTAACACAGCGTAACGAATCTATCAAAACAATTTACGAGCAAGGACACTTTAAATTTTATGTAGCAAGGATAATTACCAATCAAGTTTTATCTTCTACATCTCCATTTCACAAACGATACAGGCAAAAAATTCTTGATTTACCTATCATAGAAGAAGAATATAATCCTTTAGCTGATAAAATTTGGGTAGACATACATCACTTTTTAACTAGAAAAGAAAGAGATTTAGTTAATTTAAGATATGTCTACAAGTTAAAAATAAAAGAAATAGCAGACATTAGAGGTGTTTCTACAAGGCAAATTCACAAGAGTTTAAGTAGGGTTAAGAAATATTTACAAAAAAAATATAAATAAAAGGTTCACATATTGTGAATTTATATATATGTATATGGGTAAGGTACATTAAACTTATAGGAATTTGGCAACATCAATATTTGATTTTTTTAAAAGAAAACCACAAGTTAAAAACCAAGAACAAAGGTTTTACGGCTCGGGTATTTACAACACAAGTCTAATGGGCAATGCTTCAGGGCAACCTGTAGATAAGTTACGATCTTTACAACTTTCAACAGTTTGGAGTTGTGTAAGAGTAATCTCTGAAACTATTGCTTCTCTGCCTATCTCGCTTTACGAAAAAGACCAAAGTAACAAGAGATATATTTTATCTAGCAATCCACTACATTTGCTAGTAGGTGAACAACCTTCTACCCTTTACAATTCCTTTAATTTCTTTGAAAAGGCTTTAGTAGACCTCTGTTTAGATGGTAACTTTTACGCTTATATTGAGAGAAATAATGGCGGTTTACCTACTCAAATTATCCCTATTCAATGTGAAGATGTTACAGTCTATGTATCGCCTGATGGTAGAGAAGTTTATTATCAAATAGAACAAAACGAAACTATACCTTATCCTATAACTGGAAAGGTTGGTTCAGACAATATGCTTCACATAAAAGGTTTGTCTTGTGATGGTATTGTTGGTAAATCTCCAATACAAACTCACGCACAATCTTTAGGTGTATCTTTATCCATAGAAGAATTTGCAGGTTCATTCTTTAAAAATGGTGCTTCCGTAGGTGGTATTCTTAAACATCCAGGAACACTAAAACCTGAAACTGCTAAACGATTAAGAGCAAGTTGGAATCAAACTTATAGTGGTTCTATTAACGCAGGAAAAACAGCTATACTTGAAGAAGGTATGGATTTTTTTCCTAGACAAATTCCTAACAATCAAGCACAATTCTTAGAAACTAGACAATATCAAATTAGCGATATTGCTAGAATATTTAGAGTACCTAATCACCTAATTAACGATTTAAGTAACGCTACTTATTCAAACATTGAAGCACAGCAAATAGATTTTGCAGTACACACAATTACACCTTGGATTAAGCGTATTGAAATGGCTTTAAATCAAAAATTAATTCCTTTCAACAAAAAAGGTTCGCAATACTTTAAATTTAACCTTACAGCCCTTTTAAGAGGTGATTCTAAGTCAAGAGCAGATTACTACCGAACTTTAGTAAACATCGGTGTAATGTCCCCTGATGAGGTTAGACAACACGAAGATATGAACTCTATGGGTGGTGAAAGTGAAAAAGTGTATATGCAAAGCAATATGATGCCTTTAGATAAGTTAGGGGAATCAACGACTAGAAAAGATTTATAGTTTGGCTTTAAAAGACATAAATACAACCCCTACAAGTGGAATGAAATCCGAAGCTAAGAAAGGTTTGGAGTGGCGAAAAGAGTTTGGTCGAGGTGGAACGAGTGTAGGTGTTGCAAGAGCAAGAGATATAATTAATGGTTCTTTATCTATCTCTACAATAAAAAGAATGTTTAGTTTTTTTAGTAGACACGAAGTAGATAAGAAGGCTGAAGGATTTAGACCAGGAGAAGAAGGTTATCCAAGTGCAGGTAGAATAGCTTGGGCGTTATGGGGCGGAGATGCAGGATTTAGTTGGTCAAGAAAAAAATCAGCACAGATTAAAAAAGAAGAAGAAAAAAATAGTTACTATATGGAAAATAAAGAAACTAGAATATATAATGGTAACCTACAAGTTCGGATGGATGAAGATTCAAAAGAAAAAAAAGTAACTGGTTACGCTGCCTTGTTCGATACTGATAGTAGAGATTTAGGTTTTAGAGAAACAATATCTGCTCGTGCTTTTGACGGGAGATTAGAAGACAATGTAATCCTAACTTATAACCACGATCCTAACTTAATGTTAGATAGAAACATAGGTGGTACGTTACAATTAACTGTAGACGAAAGAGGGTTACGATATGATGCTACTTTACCTGACACAACAGCAGGAAAAGATGTAGCAGAACTTATGAAAAGAGGTTTGCTTTATGAATCTTCTTTTGCATTTACTGTAGAAGATGACGAGTGGAGTAAAGATGGAGATACAACACGAAGACAAATTAATAAAATTGGTCGGTTAGTTGATGTTTCTATAGTAGGGGTGGGTGCTTATGCAAACACCGATGTTGCTCTTCGTTCTAAGGAGAACTTTGAAAAAGAGGAATCTGAAGTAATTGTCGAAGTAAAACAAGAAGTTAAGGAATCGTTTGACGATTCAAAGTTAAATATATTAAGTAACGAATTAAAACTAAAAAAACGAATATGAAAAATTCGATTGAAATTCGTCAAGAACGAGCAAATGCTATTGAAAAAGCTAACGACTTGTTAAACTTGGCAAAAAATGAATCTCGTGATTTCACAAATGACGAGCAAGTATCATACGATGGTATGATGACTAACATTGACAAAATGGCTAAAGATATTGAAGTTATTGAACGTCAAGAAAAATTAAACGCAGAAGTTGCTTCTAATCCAGTTTCTTTTGAAACTCAAGATGTAGGTACATCTAAAGAAGAACGATCGTATTCTTTCTTTGAGGCTGTAAACGCTGCAAAATCAGGTAGAATAGAAGGTTTGGTGCGTGAAATGGATCAGGAAGCTCGTAACGAAAATCCTAATCAAAACTTTAGAGGTGTTGCTATTCCAAGTTCAGTATTAGAATCTCGTGCTAATAACACAGCAGTAACAGCAAGTGCTTCTCCTTCAGATGTTCGTTCATTTACTGATGATATGTTTGCTGCTTCTGTTCTTGTAGGAGGTGGAGCGAACTTTTATACTGGATTAAGTGCTTCACAAAAAGTACCAATTGTAACAGGAATAACAGCAGCTTTTCAAGCTGAAGCCGCAGGTGTAAACACTCCCGCAGGTGTTATTGGTGGTGCTGAATTGACTCCAAACACTATTATTGCTGCAACTAATGTTTCTAACGCAGCATTTGCACAAAATTCTAGTATAGAAGGTGCTTTTAGACGTTCTATGGCAGCAGCTATTATGTCAAAATTTGAAGAAAACTTGTTACATCAAGCTGACCAAACTGGTCCTAATTCTATCTTTTTAGATTCTCCTTCAGCAGGTACAAAATGGGCTAATTCAGGTACAGGTGTAGTTCAACCTATTGCTTCTATTCAGGCAATGACTAATTTAATGATTACTCAATTTAACGACACTAATAAAGAGTCTATTAAATTGTTAATGAATGGAGCAGCATACAAATGTTTAATGGTTGAGGTTTCAGGTACAGCAGGTTCAGGTATTTCAGCAGGAACTCTTAATCTACAAGATAGAAGAGTTCTTAACATTCCTTACTTTGTATCTAATAATGTTGGTGCTGGTACAGATTCTGCTACTAAAGCAAGAGCATTGATGATAGATATGGAAAAAATACACCTATGTATGTTTGGGGCTTTAGACGTGTTAGTGGACCCTTACAGTCAATCTTTAAACGGAGGGACAAGAATTGTTTTAAGTACATTACTTGATGGTCTTGTTTCACAAGATGTTGCTGGTAATAAAGAAGCAGGTGTAAACATTGTTTCAACGCTTACTGCATAATAATTAGATTAATTTAAAAGGTGAAAGGGGTAATACCCTTTCCCTTTTCTTTATAAGCCAATAAATGTCGTATTTAGATAACATATTTGATTCAAACACTTACCAATACCTTAATCCTAGTCAAAATAGGTATGGTAATTTGGAGTTTATTGAATTAGAAAACGCTAATCAAGTTGTAACAACTGCTGAATTAAAATCTCAACTTAGAGTTGATGGTTCTACTGAAGACATTTTGTTGGGTACATATATAAGTGCTGCGACTCAAATGGCTGAACACTATTGTAACAGACACTTTATTACAGCTAAATATAAACTTTGGTTTAATGAATTGCCAAATAAATTTAGTTTGTATTATCCTGATGTTACTTTTACTTTTACTGGAGCAGATTCTGCTAAAGATGGTTTACACTATTTAGCTGCTGTTGGTTCTACTTACACTTTATTTGCTAATACAAATTGGTATTCTAATCAAAACACTAATCCTTGTCAAGTTACATTTACTACAAAACCTTCGGATGCAATAAGTACAAGTAATTTGACAGGTGCTACAAATGGTATTTATTATTTTCAATTTAAGACAGGATTTGGAGATGCTGCAAGTGATGTTCCTGACGCTATAAAACAAGCGATTAAATTAATTGCTGCTGATATGTATTATTTCAGAGAAGATCGTAAAAGACAATTTCCTATGGCTTCTGAAATATTGTTACAACCTTATAAATGCTATCAATAAAATATGGCTTTTATTAGTGAAATAAAGGCAGGAGAGTTTAACATCAGATTAGACTTGATGTACACTAGCGATTCTACTAATAGTTTTGGTGAGGTTACAAGTACCTATGCTACAACATATAGTTTTTGGGCAAAAAAAAATGTTACATCATTAAGAAATATAAATGAAAAATGGGAAGGTGACCAATTACAATCTTATGGTAACTTCTTTTTTCAAGTTAGATACGATTCTACTTGGGTTAATACACTTAAACCTACTTGGCGATTAAGAAACTCAGATTCGCCTAATGAAACTTATGAGATATTAAGTTGGATAGTAGACCCTCGAAAAGAGTATGTTGAGTTTTACGCTAGATTAGATATAGACTAATGGCAAATTTTTTTAAACCAAATGCAGGGAAATCTTCTTTTAAACGTCTTGAAATAATAGGTGTTGAGGAACTTAAAAAAGCATTTAAAGAAATAGGGGAAACTAGAAAAAAGGCTAGAACCGAAATAAATAAAGCGTTGCAACCTGCTGCTAAGATAGCACAGAGAGCCGCTAAACAAAAATATAAATTAGCGAGTTTAGCACCAAACCCTTCGGGTTATCCAAATAAAAGACCAGGAGAAAGATATGACCCTAGTACAAAAAAAAGTATTATAGGAAGAACTTTAGCAGATTCAATTCAAGTAATTACTGCTACAAAGTCAAGAGAGCCTGGATTACTTGTAGGACCAAGAGTTAAAGGTCGGTTTAAAAGTGCTAACTGGAGTAAGAATAATGCGGTAAACTTAGCACAATTATTAATAAGAGGTTCAAGTGGTGAAAGATTTACCAAAAGCGGTAAAAGTACAGGTATTTTACCTGCCCAACCTGACCACTTATTAAAAGTAGCAAAAGAAAAAGGTAACCAAATAACATCGGTTGCCGAAAGAGGGATGGACAAACTTTTTGATAAAATATTTAGAAAACAAGGATTTAAGTAAAATATGTTTGCAGTAATAGGACAAAAAATAGCAACACAGTTACAAGCTACAGCAGCATTTGTAAGTGCTAATGGAGCAAATAATGTTTTTCCAGTTCGCATACCGCAAACTCAATCTTATCCTTGTACAATATATGAAATAACTAACGTAAGTAATTTTATGTCTAAAGGCAGTTCGCTAGATTCGTGTAATGTAGATATAACTATATCAACTTTTTCAGAATCGTATGCAACTACTTATAATCAAGCAAAGGCTTGTGTTGAATCTTTAGACCTATTTTCAGTAACTTATACCGAAGATAGTCAATCTTACACAGCAAAATTTAACTTCGAGTCGCTTAGTGACGAATACCACAACTCGGCTGAGGTTTTTTATAAGAATATCAATTTCAACTGTTTAATAATTAAAAATTAAAATAAAATAAAATGGCAATAATTAACGCAACAGATGTTGTACTATCAATAACAACGGGTGGGTCTTTACAAGCGGTAGCACACGCTACTTCAGCATCATTATCAATGAGTATGGACCTTAGAGATTCTACTACAAAATCATCATTGGGTTATTCTGAAAGTCTTGGAGGTTTACGCTCTTGGGAATTAAGTGGAGATGCTTTTGTAGAAATAGGTTCTATAACAGGAGCAGATATAGAAGAATTATGGGTTTTATGGGAAGCAAGAGCAGCAATAGCTGTTAAGTTTGGAGCTTCAGGTATGGAATATACAGGAAATGCTTTTATAACTTCAATTTCTATAGATGCAGGTGTAGAAGAAAACGCAACTTATTCTATTTCTTTAACTGGTACAGGTGCAATAGCTAAATCGTAATTTTAACCTTTAAATCCAAATAATTATGGCAATTAAAAACGCATCGGATTTATTAGTTTATAGAAAGTACCCTAATGGTCAAAAGCAAGTTACTAGAATAAAGGTGAAAACTACTAATCCTATATTTACTGAAGTATCAGGAGCTAATCCAGCTACTTTAAGATTGAATAATATTAAAAAACTAGATGGAACTGTAATTTCATCAGGAACTAATCCAGCAAATGTTACACAAGATACTGGTGCAGCAGTTTTAGCAGCTATTGCTGGAAAATTAGGTGAAAGTACTATTGGATATACAAATGGTGGTGATGTAGTAGAAGGTGATTTTACTTACAGAGATTTCACAAATGGAAATGAAGCAGAATGCCCTACATTAGAGCTAGTAAATTCAGGGACTACTCAATTAAATGCAGGGGCTGTTGTAATTAGTGTAGAGGTAGAAGGTGAAGGTGATCACGATGCAACTCCTGTTGCTCATAGCACAAATGCTAGTATTTCGTTTACGAATGATGTAAGAGATATTACCACTAAAGATTCTGCGGGTTTTCAAGAAATTGCTTCAGGATTAAGGTCTTTTGAAATAACAACAGACGCACTTCAAGATTATACTTCTGATTTAGATTTTAAAGATTTTTTTGATAATATAGGAAATAGAGAATCTGTTACTATAAGATTTGCTGAAAGAGATACTGGTGGAGGTTCTGACATTTATTATCAAGGAAGTGCTTTTATTACAAGTTTGTCTATGGATGCAGGAGTTGAAGATAACGCAACTTACTCTGTAACATTTACAGGTACAGCCGCAGTTACATCGGGTACAGATTAATAATAACTAATAAATAAAAATAAGATGAAAAAGGTAGAGATTGGCGGTAAACTCCGCCCAGTAAGGTTTTCGTATTTATGTTTAAAAGACATTTGCGAAAAAACTAAAATTAAGTTATCTGATATGAGTCAATTAGGAAGTGAGATAGACCACGTTGGTATAATGACTTACTATGGTCTTAAACACGGAGCAAAAAAAGAGGGATTAACCTTTAAACACTCAATAAAAGAGATTGAAACTTGGTTAGATAACGAAGATTTTGGTAAGTTAAATGAAATCTTTGAAGCCTTCCAAATGGACCAACCCCAAAGTGAGGGAAAGTAAACGAGGGAGAGGAAATAGATAATGAACAAAGTGAAATTAATTGGGACACGATTGAGAAAACTGGATTAGGAATGTTGGGGTTATCGTATGACGAACTATACGATTTAACCCCTCGTTCATTTTCTAACAAACTCTTAGGATTTAACAATTACCAAACTCAACTTTTAGAAAACAGTTGGGAGCAAACAAGGCTTATAATTCACTCGACTTTATCGCCACATTCAAAGAAAAGATTAAAACCCAAAGAAATATTGCCTTTCCCTTGGGATGACAAGAATAAGCCTAAAAAAGAACTTGCTTCTAAAGAACACATACAAAAAGTTATAGAGAAGTATAATAAGAATAAGATTAAAAAATTGAACTAATGGGTGGAGCAAAAACGCTATCAATAATTGTAGCAGCCAATATAAAGGGGTTAGAAACCTCTATGAAAAAAGCTAATAGTAGTATTAGTAGTGTTGCTTCAACTGCGGCCAGGTTAGGCTCTATGATGACTTTTGGTGTTACAGCACCTTTAGTTGCTATGGGTAAGTCTGCTATGGACACTTTTGTTAATTTTGAATCAGGAATGGCTAAAGTAAAAGCTGTTACTGGAGCAACGCAACAAGAATTTGAAGCACTTACAGAATCTGCAAGAGAATTAGGTTCAACTACTAGATTTACAACTCAACAAGTTGCCGACTTACAATTAGTATTAGGTAGAAAAGGATTTAGTACATCTGCTATTATAGCGATGGAAGATTCTATATTAAAACTTGCTACTGCTACTGGAGAAGATTTATCTCTTGCAGCAGAGGTTGTAGCAACATCAATTAATGCTTTTAACTTACAAGCAAGTGAAGCGTCTAGAGTAGCAAATACTTTAGCAAGTTCTGCGGCTAATTCATCAATTCAACTAAACACTTTTGCTACTGCATTTGGTCACGCAGGTGCTTCAGCAAACGCTGTAGGAGTAGACATAGAAGAACTATCTGCTATGATGGGTGTTTTAATGGATAATGGTATTAAAGCTAGTAAAGCAGGTACAGGACTTCGTAAGATATTTATGAAATTACACCAAGAAGGTCGTAATTTTTCTGAGGTACTAGATTTAGCTACACAAGGAAATTTAGGTTTAGAAAGGGCTATGCGATTAGCAGGTGTTACTTCGGCAAACCAACTACTTATTTTAGCTGAGAACAAAAAAAGAGTTGCTGAATTAACTCAAAGTTATAAAACTAATACAGGTGAGTTAGATCGTATGAACTCGATAATGACTGACACCGCAGAGCATAAATTAAAATTAATGCAATCTGCTATCGAAGGTCTTAAACTTGAATTTGGTTCTTTAATATCTAAATCAATTACACCAATAATAAAATCTGTTACAGAATTAGCCAAAAAATTTACTAACCTTGACGATAGTACAAAAGATTTAATTATAAGAGTAGGTGGGTTTTTAGCAGTAATAGGACCATTACTTATTGGTTTTGGTGCTTTAGTAGCTATGTTAAATCCAATTACAGGGGGTATTTTAGCTATGGGTGCTGCTTTTGTAGGTTTAAATTCACAAAGCGAAAAACAAGTAAGTAATTTAGAAAAAGAAAGACAA